ACGAATACCTTCTAGTGTTAATTGTTCATTTTTTACTAAAATCTTCGTTGGGTTAATCATAAACTTTTCGGTTAAACTATAAAGTTCATATGGCATCGTAGCACTGAATAGCGCAACTTGAATTTTTGGTGGCATGAATTGAAAAATATTGTATATCTGATCCTTGAAACCAAATGATAATAATTCATCCGCTTCGTCCAATATCAAAAGTTTGAGACTAGATGTATGAAGTGAATTACGTTTAAGCATATAATGAATGCGACCCGGACAACCAACGATAATTTGTGGAGAACTAGTGCGAATTTCTTTTATTGAATCAAATGTGGAAGTTCCACCTACCATTAAATGAGTAGACAGACCAGGCATAAGATTTCCAATAGTATCAATGACTTTTTTTGATTGAATTGACAATTCGCGTGTAGGTGATAGAATAATAACTTGCGGTTCCTTATTGCTTGTATCAATTGCTTGTAATGCCCCAATTGAAAAACACGCTGTTTTACCTGTTCCTGATTGTGCTTGAGCTATAATGTCCTTCTTTAAAAATAACGGCATAATTGCTTTACGTTGAATTGGGCTAGGTTTTTCAAACCCCGAAGCATAAATACCTCTTAGTAGCTCAGTTTTTGCATTTAAATCTTCCCAATCATTTATTTCCGATATTTCTTCATCTGGTCTATTATTTTCGTTTTTAATTTCAGTATCCATAGTATAATAACGATTATAAATTTATATTTAAGTAATAATAATAAAATTGATATAAATATAGAATCTAATAGTATAATATCAATATAGTATTATTTTATTATGAGTTGCGTTGTATATAAATTAACTGATTTTGACCAAATTAAAAAAAACGGCATTTCATATATACTACCACAAACAACAATTGATGTTATTAAACAAATTTCAACAAATGTAGGCGCACCCGAGTATGTGAAAACGCCACATTTTGATAAAAAAAGTGGTTATAGAAATAATAATTCACATAATTCACACCCAATTAAAGGTATTAATATAGATAATTGGAATGCCACGCGTAACTTTAAACCAACTGTAATGGAAAAAAAGAAAGGCATTGAATTGTCGGTTGATAAAATTAGAAAAAGTTTGAATAAAATAACCGATAAAACATATGATAAAATGTTATTACAAATAATTGAAGAAATAGATTTAATTTTCAAAGAACACGGAACTACCGAAAATAGCGATAATGTTGAAACAACCGATTTTATGGACCAGGTAAAGCGTATAGGTGATTCCATTTTTGATATTGCAAGCGGAAATGGATTTTATTCTAGAATGTATGCAAAATTATCAAAAGCATTGATGGATAAATATGAATTTATGAATGATATATTCAAATATAAAATTAACGATGATACTTATTTGTTTGATGATTATGCTTATTGTAGTCCAGATAGTGATTACGACCAATTTTGTAAAAATAATAAGATTAATGAAAAACGTCGTGCATTGGGACTGTTTTATATTAATTTAATGACGGAAGGTATTGTAGGAGAAGATAAGATTATTAAATTAATTGAAACTATCCAACAAATTTTAATTCAAGAAATAGCGAAAGAGAATAACTCTAATATTGCTGAAGAAATGTCTGAATTTGTTTATATTATGATTACAAATGGTTTGCCTATATTAAAGATGACAAAAGAAACTAATACATGGAAAGAAATTATTGAACGAGTAAAGTTGATATCTTGTAAAAAACATAAATCAGAACCGAGTATCACAAATAAAACCATTTTCAAGCATATGGATATTATGAATTTTGTAAATAAAAAGTAGATTGATAATAAGTTTTAAATAATAAGTTTAAATGTATTTATTATTTAAATTATATACTGGAATGAGCAATGTTGCATTTTTTATTGATGAGAATAAGGAACCCGATAATAACAATATATTAAATTGCGATGAAAATGATATTGATGAACAGATTGCGTCAATTTTATCAGAGGAAGAATATAACAGATTTATCAATAACCGCAATAATGATGATACTTATGATAACACCGAATTTGATGTTGACCAACTTATGCTTTTTTATAATGAACATAATGTAAAAAGTTTAACACAATTATTACAGTATTATGGTATATATAAACAAAAAATGGTGAAAAATGAAATGATTCAAGTATTGGCATTATTTGAAACACAAGAAGAAAATATAAATATTGTTAATAAACGTATACGTTTATGGCGTAATATAGAAGAATTGAAGGCTGATCCTTTTTTTGGTAAATATATTATGTTTTAATTATTTATTACTAATTTTGAAAAACAAAAAATAATTATTTACAATTAGTAGTTGAAATTTATATAATATAAATAATTGTTATATATATATTATATTATATTATGGTTCAATCTATATTAGATCCTTCAATTACTTATTCAGAAACAGATAAAATTCAAGAAAGTGATGTAGATTATAATGCAAATTTATATCAATCTGAATTTTATGAAAAAGAAATTATATTTGCAATAGGTAAACCAACATATACGCATATAGATAAAAAAATTATTTTTTATCATATTTATATGATATTTGATAATGATAAAAAGAAACAAATTGGCATATATGAAATTCCAGCTGACACTCAAGATCAAATATTAGATTCGGATGGCGACATTGATTTAAATAATTTTGATGCTCCATTATTATACTCGTTTACATATTCATTAATATATGAAGAACCTATTAAAAATATAAAGGGTGATGAAAAGAATAATAAGGAGAAAAAAACAAGTACTAAAAAAAAAGCACTATGGATTCAACGTTTTATGAATAATGATAATTATAATATAATTGATACAAAATATGATGGGAATTGTTTTTTTTTCTACTTTAAAACTTGCGTTAGATGAAAGTGACCAAGAAATATCAATTGACGATATGCGCCAAATATTAGTAGATAACGCAACTGAAGAATTATTTGAAAATTATAAATCATTATATGAAAATTTTAAAAAAAGAAATTATGAAATAACGAGTGAAATTAAAAACATTACAAAACGTTATAATTCATTAGAGGATACAATAAAAAAAACAAAGGATAGAAATCTCCAATTGAGTTATGTTGAACAATCTGGAGAAATGCATAAAATGCATAAATCTCTCAAGGAAGAAAGAAAGGAGTTGAAAGATTTGAAACAAGAACTAGAATTTATGGATGGTATTGATAACTTATCAATGTTAAAATTAAAATTAAAAACAAGCGATTTTTGGGCAGATACTTGGGCTATATCTACATTGGAGAGAGAATTAAATATAAAAACTATTATTTTTTCAGAAATGAATTATCAAGAAGGTGATGAATTAAATGTATTACAATGCGGTCAATTAAATGATACCGTATTAGAAGATAATGGTATTTTTGAACCTTCTTTTTATGTTATGATTGCTTATCACCGTAATTCGCATTATCAACTAATTACATATAATGATAATCTATCATTTACATTTGAAGAGATACCAGATCAAGTAAAAGTCCTTGTTTCGGATAAATGTTTAGAGAGAATTGCGGGTCCTTACAATTTAATCCCCGAATTTAAAGAATTTAATGAAAAATTGAAAATTAAGGATATTGTGGTTATTAGTGATACAAGTGAAAAGAGTGAACACAAAATGAGCACAGAACAAGTAAAACAGGATGAAAAACCAGAAGAAATAGAAGAAACAGTTTCTGATTTATACGACAAGTCAACTGTATTTCGTTTTTATAGCAAATCAACAGGTAAACCTTTACCTGGACATGGCGCAGGCGAAACGATTGGGAATGAAGGGGATGTTGCTTATGAAGAATTGGCAAAAATCCCCGAATGGCGTAAAAAACTATCTAATTTTTGGACGGCCGAGTTTACATTAGATGGTCATCGGTGGTTGTCGGTAGAACATTATTATCAAGGTTCAAAATTTAAGAAAAATAATAAAGAATTTTATATCCAATTCTCTCTTGATTCGCCTGATTCATCTATTGCAAAAGACCCAGGATTAGCAAAGTCGGCAGGTGGAAAGACCGGTAAATTTAAGGGTGAATTAGTGCGTCCAAATAATGTTAAGATTGATCCTGATTTCTTTATGGTTATGAGTGGTTCAAAATATAAAAGGGGAGAGATTGATATGGAAAATGCAATGCGCGCAAAATTTACACAAAATCTAGATTTGAAAAAATTATTATTAGCAACAAAAAATGCCAAATTGGAACATATTACACGCGGCAAACCTGCGATTGTCTTTAATGATTTGATGCGAGTGCGTCGTGATTTGAGACATAAGGATTAAATATAAGAAAAAAATTATACAACCAATATATAAGAATATATATTAATGGATATAGGTAAAAAAACAAAAGGAGTTGCAAAAATAGTAAAACCTAGAACAACATTAAAACGAAAAAGAAGCAGTGAATATGATATACAATTAGAAAAACCGATAAGTCCAACTGAAATAACAAGAGAGAAAATAGCAGGTCAATGGGTTACGCATAAACAGTGTGCGTATATGAGTAACGAATATATGGGTAATGATTATTATGCTATTTTTTTTAATTCAGGCGTGAATTTATCTAGCACAATGCCCATTCTTGATCAAGATGATAATTTAGAAGACGGAATTTATACTTGGGTTATTTTAAGTTTGAATGATGATGATGATGATGTTGAAAATAAAAAGCCGAGAATGTATTTGAAAAAAACACTATCTTCTTATGAATTTGGTACAAAACATCAAGAAATATTGTATCATATTACGTGTAAACATATGCAATGTGAAAAATATAAATTATATTATGCAGGGGAGTTATTGAAAACTGGTAATACTATTAAATTTAATTTAGAATCTGGAACGTATATGAAAGATAAATTAAACCCTAAAAAGATAACAATGGGAACTATTAAAATGTCTAAAATAACAGCAGGCGAAATGATAAATGAACGGTTGAATAAAACCGGTGAATTAACGATAGAAGAAGAAAATGATACATTTATTACACACGAAAGTATACCATTAACAGAAAATGATTTGAAAATTTATAACTTTTTTGGTGCAAAGATATATAAATTTAATAATCCCGAAAGTTGTAAAACATTTACTAAACGGGGTAATTCACTCTCATTACGCGAATTAGGTGGTAGTATTGTTAATTTTTCTTCACTAAAAACAGGTGGAACACGTTCAAAGCGAAAAACGAAACGGAAATTAAAGCGTACAAAGAAAACTAGAAAACATAAAACTAGAAAACATAAAACTAGAAAACATAAAACTAGAAAACATAAAACATAAAACTAGAACAATTAGAAAACATTTTAAGAAGAAGGAGTATCTAATAAAATATATACCTACCAATTATATATATTTTATAATTATATATGGATTTTTCCCCTCACGTAGATAAACTATTAAAACCTTTTATTAAATCGTTTGGTAAATGCGAAAAAGTGGCAGTTACTAAAAAGGATTTGAAAACATACAATTCTATCATAATCTCTCTTTACAATGATATTTATTCCTCTAATAAAACTATCTTTAACACTGGTTGCTTTAAAAGTAAGGTAGTAAACATATCTACTGAAAACCATCATATGAAGAACCCAACTTTTTCTAGCGGACGCTACTTTCCCCCTGAAATACAGACCTATATTAAAAAGGAACAACAGTATCAGTTAATTTTTTCGTGTGGAAATGTAGGTGGTAGAGAGATTCATATCCATTTTACTTTATTTTCTAAAAAGGAAATAGAAAATTTAGAAAAATACGTGAATTATGTGAAAATGATGTATGTCTGGTTAAATATTTGTGCAAAATATGCGAGTAAACAATGCACAAAAACATTAAATATTTTTGTATACCCCACCCCATTTACTAAACAGTTGCCATCCAATAGCACCGGAACATTAGGTGCAGAACATATTAATACCGCATTTACGATGGCGTGTGTTGAAAATGGGCAGATGGTTATTTTTCGCGAAGAAGAATGGTTTAAGGTTTTTATACACGAATGTTTTCATACCTATGGCTTGGATTTTTCAACTAGTAATTTTGACTTTTTCAAAGATAAATTGCGTGGACTATTTCCAATAGAGAGTGAATTCTGTATATACGAATCCTATACCGAGACGTGGGCTCGCATTATTAATTGTGTTTTCAGTAGTTTTAATGCATTGAAAAATAAGAAAGATAAAGAAACCTTTGTTTTGAATGTGAATTTTTGTTTAGAATTAGAGAGAATGTTTACTATTTATCAGTGTATTAAAGTACTTGGATTTATGGGATTAAATTATAACGATTTATATGATAAAAATATGAACGCAAATGTATTGCGAAAAAATTTGTATAGAGAGAACACACATGTCTTTGCGTATTTTGTAATGACTGCTATTTTTTTAAATGATTATACAAGTTTTATGATATGGTGTAAAAATCATAACGAAAGATTATTGAAATTTAACCCTACTCCTAATAATTTTGAAGCACTTATGAGTTATATTGAAGAAAAATATAATTGTATCTCTCTTCTAGCTAATATAACAGAGATGAAAAAGATATCAAAAACAATACACCGAACAAAAAAGAATAATCAAGACATTATTGATACAACCCGAATGTCCATTATTCACACAATATAAGAGTCTTAATATAATTAATATAAATGACATTAAAACATTTTATTACTATGATATAAGTATACATAATATGTCTGAAAATTTAGAAGAAACAATATTTCAAAATGAAATTATAAATATAGATGGAATTGATGTTAATATAATTAATATTGATGAATCTATAAAAAAAAATACCAATAATGATACCAGAAAAAGAAATATATCCCTTGTTCAATCAGATAAAAAGAAAAAGGATTTTATAATGCCGACCAGATCAAATTATAGTATGTTATTATCAACTAAATATACTATCAAGCAATTAAAGGAAATTGCATCTCATTATAAAATTAAACTATCTGGTATCACCATTAAAACCGATATTATTACAAAATTATACAATCATTTTAAACTTTACGATAATACTGTGATTATTCAAAAGGCATGGAGAAAATATTTATTTAAGCACTATAACCATATTCGCGGCCCTGCTCGGTTTAAAAGAAATATTTGTGTAAATGATACTGATTTCTTCACAATGGATGATCTATCTGATATCCCTTATTCTCAATTTTATAGTTTTACAGATACTGATAATATGACTTATGGGTTTGATATTATGTCTCTCTATAATTTATTTAATAAAGGAATAAAGGTAGCAACAAACCCTTATAATCGCAATCCATTTCCAAAATACGTCAAGAAAAATATGTTGAAAATAAAATGGTTAAGTTGTTTATTTAATGACAAAGTAAATTTTAATATGAATGAAGATGAACAATTAATCACAGTTTTGCCTCCAGCACAAACTTTTGAATCACGTGTTATTTCTATCTTTCATGATATTGATATACTTGGGAATTATACAGATTATAATTGGTTTATAAATTTAGATAGAAATTCATTAGTTAAATTTATTTTAGAATTAAATGATATTTGGTCATATCGGGCAAATTTAGAAGAAAATATTAAAAGAGAAATTTGTCCAAATTATCGTGATTTATTTAGAATGATGTACTTGGTTGATATTAGAAATATTAATTTGTCTACTGTTTATGAAATTGCAATGGAAATAATGGAAAAATTAATTAGAAGTGGAATTAATACAGATAGTCGTTGTTTAGGTGCCAATTTTGTATTATGTGCTTTAACTTTAGTCAGTCCACCCGCTGCAATAGCATTACCGTGGTTATTTCAATCAGTTATATAGTAAAATTAATTATGATTACTAATTAATTTGATTCCTATTGTTAATTAACAATTTATTATATAATTTTAATATATAATAAATGAAAAGAAGAGGGACACCTAAATTAAATAAGAAATTTGTGATTATTGGATTATTATTAATATTATTTCTCTCTTTGTATTATTTGTCATTACAAAAAAAAAAGGAAGGAATGAAAGGAAAGCGACAAGGTATGTCTCCTAAAAAGAAGAAACAAAATAAAACCGAAAATAAGTCAACCGAAGAAATTCTACGAAATAAAATAGAGGGATTTAAAGAAA